ACAGTATCTTAGAAGATGCTGTCTCCGGCAAAACCAAATCACAGACTTTTGACCCCAAACTTGCAACTTACACCCTTGAAAGAGAATACCGTGTTATGGCGCAGATGATGAGCGGTAAGGTAAGAGGAATTTCTAAAAACGATGAAGGGGGAAGTAAGCTGATGAACCTTATCCTTGATAAATATATTCTTCCCAATGCCAATGCCGGATGGGATTTTCTTACCAAATGCAGAATGGTTGACAGGTATTCAAACATCTATGGCAATTTCTTTGTCATGGTTGACTGGGATGTACGGACTAACGGTTATAGAGGACCTGATATGTGGCTTATTCCTATAAGAGTTGTATTTCCTCAAGTAGGTGCTGTATCTTTGGATGATAGTGAGTACATAATCATAAGAACATGGCGCAATCTTTCATTCTTTAAGAATCTTGGCAAGCGTGAAGGGTATAAGAATGTATCATCAATAGTTGCTAAGTTGGAAAAGAAGGCAGGAGATAAAGGTGACAGGGATACAAATGAGCAATCCGTAAGAGAACAAACACAATTTACCAACACCGATCCAGTCAAAGGCAAGGGATTTTATGAAGTCTTGTCCATGTATGAGAAAGACAGGTGGGTGGACTATGTAGTGGCAGCAGATGAGATACTAAGAGATGCCAAAAACCCGCATGACAACGAAGAATTGCCGATAGTCAATAAGTTTTCTATCCCCCTGGTAGATGATTTTATCGGCATGGGTGACTTTGAGCGTGGGTTGCCCATGCAAATGACACTCAACTCTACATGGAATTTATATCTTGATGCGGTCAAGATAAGCATATTCCCGCCTGTACTTTTAAACAAGGATAATATCGCCTCTATGTCCTCTATCAAGTACGGTAGTGCTGCCAAATGGCTTGTAAGGGGCAACGTAGCCAACACAGCGCAGACTTTAAACCTTACCCCGCAGGGAATAAACACTTTTAACAACACTAATCAAAACGTCAATGCGGCAATACAAAACTTATTCGGCACATCAGATACTTCAGTAACAAGCGAAACTGATCCGGGCTATGGCAAGACACCGCAGGCTTTAAAAATGCAGTATGCAAGGCAAAACTCAAGGGATGTAACAGACAGATTTTACATGGAACAGTTTTTAGTCAAAGTAGTCAAGAAGTTTGTCAATCTGATGGGCAAAATGCAGACGGGATCAGTGCAGATAAGAATGTTCAGCGAAGAAATAGAAGAACTGGCACAGCAATATCCCGATATTCAGGAAATGTACGATGAGAAAACAGGCAAGCTGACAGTAAAGAAATCACAGACTGGTTCTACACTCTACGACTACGAGATTATCCCCGGCTCTACCTACAAACTTGATGAAGAAAAGCAGAATCAGAACCTAATCCAGTTATTTGCATTACTCACCCAAAACTTGCAGATGGTGCCTCCCAATCCTATGACTGGCGCACAAGGCGGAGTAACTTCACCTCTAATGGAAGCCTTAAAAGCCGAAGGCAAGAAAGCTAACTTAGGCGAATTGATTACAAGATTATTTGCAAATGCAGGACTGCAGGATTTTGACAAAATTGTAGAAGAAGTAGGAGAAGAAGAACAAAGGGATAACATACTCAAGGCTGATGAGCAGAAATTTATGATGGCTCTACAGCAGATGCAAGGTATGCAGAATCCAAATGAAGTGCCTCCTTCTCCTATGGGTCAGGTTGTACCGCCTGTACCACAGGAACAAGGGGGTGGGTTTGGTGGTTAAGACAGCAATAAAACCAAGCTATTTTAGAGATTTCAGGGAACTTAGCACATTAAAAACTGAAAAGAAGGCAGATGAGGATATACACCTTCATAAGCTGGCAGAAACAGCCGGATGGGGAATATTAACCCGCTTCATAGACGATCTGAAAGAGGATTTGGACAAGCTGATAAAAGCAAGGATGGAGTCAGGAGCAACCTTTGAAGAAATAGGCCAAAAGTCAATCATGGTGGCTATTTGTAAAGAATACCTTACAAAGATTCAAAACAAAGTCTATGACGCACACGACGAAATCGAATCAGAACCCGGAGGAGTCACAGGGTGAACTTTTAGACTTTAATAAACCGTCTTTCAAGTTTATTCCTTCTGGATTCCATGAATGGATACAACGAGGATATTACTTAGTTTGCAAGTCATGTGAATTAGAACATGGGTTTTTTATAGGACCAGAAAAACTTATGGTGGGCAGGGAAAAAGATGGAAAGCCGATTTTAAAAAGAAGAAAGGATTTGGGATTTGTTTAGTACTTAACACGTATTAAGTACTAATGTATCTCACATCTACATAGTGGGTGTGGCTCTTTAATATTTTTAGAAAGGAAGTGCTGTATGAATAATACAGACGATATGGCGTTAAACCAAGACGCTGGAGAAGATACCAGCGTTTCAACTACGCCGGTTGAAGAAACAAAAATGCCTGCAGAGGATTTAACTCCTGTATCTGACGCTATACCGACGGGTGCAGTCGAGGTGAAAGGAGAAGAATCCAAAGAGGAAGTCCCTGCCAAAAAGGGAGCAGAGGCAAGGATAAGGGAGCTTAATGCCAGAGCCAAAGAAGCAGAGGAAAAAGCGGAAACTGCAACGGAGAAAGCTCAATCTTTGGCAGAACAACTTGAGTCATTTACAAAGGGGAATATCCCGCAGGTGCCACAGGCACCATATCAATCTCAAGTTGCGCCGGGAGCAGAGATTTCACCCGAAGAGTATCAGGCTGATGTAACAAGAACTGCTGATGCTTTGGTTCAGTTAAGGTTTAACCAGTATAAGATCATTGAAAATATCAATTCGGAAGCTGGAAGGGCAATTAAGGAACACCCTGAACTTGATCCCGATAGCGAACAATTTGACAAGGAACTTAACGATTCAGTAACAGAAGCGACTTTGGCTTATGTCAGGTCTAATCCAACTGGATCAGTCAGGAAGTTTGTAGATAAGCTGATGAAGCCCTATAAGCGGTCCCTGACGAAGGAAGTGGCAAAGGAGGCGGAAGCCATCACTAAGCAGGTTTCCCAAACCGCCCTACGGCCAACTCCTTCCACAAAAGGAGAGAAAAGTTTGAAAGACAAGACTATTAAAGAACTGGAAGATGAATTGGGTTTTGTCTATTAATTTTAGCTTAGAGAAGGTGGTGACTTAATGTGGCAGATTTAACTAATACTACTATTTTAGGTCCAGCAGTAAGTATATATTATGAGAAAGTCTTTTTGGAAAGAGCCGAGTACCCGTTAATTCTGGAACAAGGCGCTCAAAAAAGGACTCATGCGTCAAATGAAGGGCATACTATCAAATTCACAAAATATGATGTGATTGATATAAACTCTACAGCATTAACAGAGGGTTGCAATCCTTCAATTAGCGCTATGGCTGCGTCAACAGTATCTGTAACTTTGGCTGAATACGGTAGAACATTCCAGCTTTCAAAGTTTGTTACCTTGACGAGCATCGATAAGAATATGGCTGAAACTATTGGATTGGTAGGTCAAAACCTGGGAGAAACATTAAATAGGTTAGTAAGAAACGAACTAATGTCAGGAACTACCTATTACGGAAATGACCATAATATAACCAATATTGCCGCAGGCGACACTTTGGATGCTTGCGACTGTAGGTTGATAGTGCAGGATTTGGAAGGGTATAAAGCAAGAGCCTATCCCGATGGTTTCTATCTTGGAAAAGTTGGACCTTTAAGTAAGATCAATCTTATTAGTGATTCGACTTGGATAAATTCAAAGGTGTATTCTGATGTAAAGAAACTTTACAAAGGAGAAATGGGTGAGCTTTACCAGATCAGATTTGTCCTGAATTATGATGAGGCTTGTGGAATTGAGGCTACTTCAACAGCAGCTTCAACAGTTTCAAGAGCTTATTCATTCATTCATGGATCAGATGCTTTTGGAGTCTTTGATTTTGAGGGTGACAAGCCAAAACTTTTCATTCTTCCTAATCAGTTGGATTCCGGTTCTCCGGCAGGAAGACGAAGCTATGTGTCTTGGGCAGGATCTTACGCAGTTAAGTTATTGAATAGCACATGGGTTATTAGGGCAGCTAATTCATTGACTTGATATTGTTTGGCTCTACTGCTTTGATGGTAGAGCCAACATCAAAGAAACAATATGACACGAATACATGATTTACACGAATTAAGAAAAGTTTGGAGTAACACAAAAGACCCGACAGTCAGACTAATGATTGAAAAGGCAGGAAATAAGATAAGAAAGGAATCAGGAATAATAAAATCAATGCGAGAAAGACTAGTAAAAGAACATAGGCAGGGAAATACGCAAAATGTCAAGGATATACACGATTTCATTAAAAACAAATTAAAATATCAAAATTTATAAGTATGATATGGCCGATACAATTTTTAGAACCAAAGTTACACATGAAACACAAACTACAAAACCAATAAAAGTAACAGAAAAAACTGATGAAGTAGTTACTGCCAATGTTGAACCGCCATATACAGAATATGCAACCATTCATAACCACCCCTTCACCGTTGATTATTTCCAACTGGGAGATACATGGCAGGATAAGTATGGGGGATTTGAAAAAGAGGTTGAAACGATTGAAGGATATTTTAAACGGAGAATTCAGCAAGGAGAACTTCAAGACGAAACAAAAGCGGTTAAAGAACATCTAAAAAAACTCTATAAACTTTGCAGTATAGATAAAAATGAAAGAGTAACTATGCAGATTGAAAAACTTGCAGCTTACATGGAGTTTATCAATAAAACTGATGATATAAAATTTAACTACAAAAAATATGGCAACTGGTAGAGATGCATCACAGGCAAAATATAGTGAACAGAATATACTAAATAGCACCTATGATAAAGATTTTGATATTCTTGCGATTGAAATGGTTGGGTATGATTCATCCGCAAGCGCATTACGAAGGGTTGCAGTAAATTCTGATGGTGAATTTGTTGTAAATACAGAACCTATTGCTACAGGAATAAATGGAGGGCCAGTAAATGTTGGGACTACGGCAGTTGAACTGACTTTCACAGGAAGAACAAAGATTATAAGTATAAAAGCAGATTCAACGAATACTGGGAGAGTTTGGTTTGGTTCGGCAAGCGTTGATTCAAGTGGCACAAATGCTTATGGAGAATTAACCGCAGATTCATCAGTAGAAATAGAATTAGATGATACCTCAACACCTCTTTATGTTTGTGCAAGTACAGCTAGTCAAAAAGTTTATAAAGCAGCGTTAACATGATATGCCAAAATTCAAATATACATCTCCCGGTATTGGTTTTTTAGACTCCCGTTATGTCAATGTCACAGGTGATACAATGACGGGAAATCTCACTGTTGCTGGCAATGTCGGCATCGGGACGGCGATTCCTGGGGCGAAGTTGGAAGTTGCTGGCCCTGACTTTCCTGTTAGTAAATTTATTAGAAATCTTACGGGCGCTGTCTCTAGTCGGTATGGCATTATGTTTTCAAAACTGA